CTTCCGCAAGCGCGGCCAGCTCGGCCCGCACTTCTTCCAGTTCTGCGTTCAGGTCTTCCATCTGCGCATTGATGCCGCGCACTTCATCCGCATTTTCAGATGCAAGCGCTTTCGCTTTCAAGGCGTCGCGTTTCTCTTCCAGGCGCTTTTGTTTCTTTTTCAAAATTTCCTCTCGCAATTTACAAACCCCCTAAAATTTTTGTTTTTTCATGAAGAAGCTCTAACTCCCTGCTCTCCAGCGGGTTTGCACGTTGCCGCCTCGCACTCTCCAGCGCAGACCGGGCGCTCTCCAGCGCCTCCTTGCTTCGTGCGTATATTTCAGTGGCTTGGTAAGCGGGGAAAGTCACCGCGCTTACTTCCACGACTGATCTAATTTCCAAAATTCTCCGCGTGGGATGATCGCTTTCCAGATCGTCCCATTCGTCCCGGGCGACACTGAACATAAAGGACATCCCGGTTATGTCACCGCGCTGCACAGCGCTATATAAAGAGCGCGACTCGGCGTTGTTTTCAACGTCGAGCCGCACCCAGTCCAGATTCATACCATATTCATCCACGGAAAGCCGCATCGTGCTAGTCCCTGTATTTCGTCGTGATCGCGCCAATGGTATTTTGCTCACATCGTGATTTACCAAAAACCGTACATCGGTCAGATCGGTCTTGTCCAGCGCCCCCGGCATGATGATCTCGTCAAATAATCCGATGTTTGCCCTTGTGTTATAAACAATTGGCCGCCCGGTGATAATTGCGCCCTGCTCATTCGTTTCTGCCTTTATTTCAAAATCATATGATCTTCGCTCAAGTTCCTGCATTTTTAGCCCTCCTGTCCTTCCGGGAGTGGGTGGTAGATGATGGTAGTGGTGACAGGTTCATTTAAGATTGAATCAATCAATTCTGATGTGGCTGTATAATCTACGACATTCCCGGCTTGCATGGCAGTGGCGTGATCGAGTAAAATACCGACTACCTCAAATGCTTTTGTCTCTTGATTCCATTCTGTGTTAATTTCCCAAATGACGCTGCCACCATACGAAGCATCAAGCGTTTCTCCAATATGTGCTGCATTTGCTTCTATGTAATACTGTCCGTTGTCCGGGTTCCCTGTCGCAAGTAAAAAAGCTTGAAATGATACAGGGCTGGAAAAATTTCCAATCGTTACCATTCCTGTCGCGTCTGTTTTCGAATTGAGAGCTTTCCACATCCCTAACCAATCCTGCCCGTTCCACGGATCGTTTACCGTCCCCTGAATCACCTGCACCCGGTTCGGGTTCCTGCCGCCGATTTTGTCAGCGACCGCCGCAATATTATCTATTGCCTCCGCGTTCAAAATCGCATCAGAAGCGCCGCCATATTTGGCCGAAATGGCGTTCAACACATCTACATTCGTCCGGCAGCCTCCCACATTCTGCGCGTCGCCGCCAAGAGCTTTATATAGCCTTTTCAGGGCTTCCATAATCAAGTCCATAGTATCCTCCTAGTCGATCAGCATATTCCCGAAAAGGTTTGTCGGCACGACAATTGCGGGTAAATCACCAATGGCAATCGATCTGTACCCTTCTGCTGTGGTTGTTACGGGTATGTCTGTACATAGAGTCAGACGTGCCGCGATCATGATTAAGCATGTGTCTGCGTTTGCCGTGTGCGTAAACGCATAATGCGAACTCATGGTCATCGGAACGATTTTCCTCAGTAGATTTCCGAAAGTTGACCCCAAAACATTCGCAGATGTGGTATCGTTATGCAAAATGTACGCATTCGGGGCATATGAGTAGTCGTTAAGCGTAGAAATTGGATCCCCTACCTGTAATGGGCACGAATACTGAAATGCTTCAGCTTTCTCAAAATCAAACAGACGCTGCCCCCTCGCAATCGGAACAGTCGTCTGAATCAGCAATGAAAAATATGCCATGCTGCCAGTTGAATATACAGCTGAATCTGGGGTCCCCTGGTATACGCGCCATCCTCCGGTTTCGGTCGTATAATAAATACTGCCGTTGTAGTTCAGATTAGGCCGTATACTATACGCAAAACCATTTAGAGTTTTTTCTAAACTAAGTGATACGGTTCGGTTGTATGTTGTATTAGTTGGGGGCGCAAGTAAAGAGGCGAGTTTACCGCCGGGGTTTTGCCCTGCTACAAAAGGAACAACGCTGGCGCGAACGTTGAACTTGTTCGCCTCAATATTTGCCTCCGTTGTGTTGTAATCTGATGTGCTCCAGCTGGCCCAGCCTTGATTAGAAATATTAAATGTCGGCAATTTACCTGTGTAATTTTTGCACGGTTTTAATGGGGACACATTCCCGCCACTCTGCATAGCTTCATTGATCGCCGCTACAAGATTGGACTTTTCTGCGGTTCCCAGCTCTCCTAAATCGCCTACAGCGGCTTGCAGTTCGGCGATTATTCTTTCCGTTTCGGGATCGCCGCTGCTCTTCTCCAAAAGCTGATGCAACAAAGTTTCGATCCTGCTTTGCGGTGCTCCCAGCGGATTGGACGCACCAAGGATGTTTTGTAAAATCGCCTCATTTCGGCTTTGCGGTGCATCAAAGCTCATTTCTATACCTCCTCATCCATCATGGTTTCGCTTTTGTCCACAACGTCCACATTGATATTCCCCACCTGGTACTGATCCGCATTGTCCGCGTCGATCCAATTCAGAGACATATACCGTTTGCCTTCAAGCTCCGGCAGCGGCCGCAGGCCCAGCGCTGTCCGCTTTTCATTTTCAAAAAGCCCGCCAGTGGGGGAGAGAATGCTAATCATTTCCAAAGTCTGGCTAACCGTCATGAAGATCAGGTCTTTGGGGTACAGTTCCACCCGGTTCCCAAACGCCCGCTCTCGACGTGTGAACAATTTCTTTGTAAATGCCTGGGAGATGGCCAGTGCCAACGGCTCCAAAACCTTTTGATAAAATGCTTCGTACTGCTCCTTGGTATAGTCGCCGGTGAGGATCGCCAGCGGCACGCCCCAGTTGCGCAGGATTTTGGAATCAATGAATTCAAGCGTCGGTTGATTCACCAGCTCCGTTTTGTGTTCCAGCGGGGCAAAATCTGCTTTTAGATCAATCGGCAAAAATCCGCTTTCGGAATTGCGCAGTTTGTTTTCCATTTCTTTCAGCGCCAGTTCCGTCTTCCCATCGTCCAGCAGTGTGTTATATTTCACCACGCCATTCACTGCATACGATGCTTTCATAGCTTTTGCAATCCCCTGTAGCAGATCATGGTTCAGTTGCAACGTCCCCAGCAGTGCTTCATGATCCGGCTGCCCCATTTGGTTGCCGCCCATATATTGATTCACGCTATAGTTATACCGAATATGGATCACATCATCATAGGGGATCGTTGTTTGGTACCCATTCCAAAACCAAAACGTCACAAACAGCCTGCCGGACGCGTCTTCGATGAAATCCACCTGTGTTGGATTAATGGGATACAGGGATTCATAGTACCGTCGTTCCACGCCCGTCTTATCGTCTACCCATGTGTAGTATGTCGGGATGATAAATGCGTTGTAATTCAGCAAAAGAAGCCAGACCGTTTTCTCTAAAAACTCGCTGGTAGTCATCAAATCATTCGGCGCATCCAGTACATCCTGCACAGTACTTTTCACCGGCGCCGGATCATTGCCCCTATACCGGATATGGGTGGGGTTCAGCTTTTTCATCTCATCGACGATGCATTTCAGAGCTTGCTGGACCACATCGGAGGCGTAGATGTTTGTGCCAAATTGTGTATAAATGGGACTCCAACCGTCAAATGTAGGCGCGAATTTTTTATTTTTTGGCCCGCGCCGAAAGAGCCTATCAAACCATTCCATTTTTAAACACCCCCGATCAGTGTCATGTAGTCAGAGCGATACCGTCGATACATTTCATAAAGCATGATGAGCGTCACAGCACCGTCGATCCTTTTTTTATGCTGCCCTTTTGCTTTCACCGGCTGGATGTTCCCAACATTGTCCACTTCGCAGCAGCAGTTTTGAAGGCACCATTTGTCGATCTTGTTTTGACCGTAGTTGATTACTCTGCTTTTCAAATCCGCTTCCACCAGCTTCATAGCATTAGATAGTGCCCGGCCCTGGGCCAGCATTTCCGTGTCAAATCCGTATTCTTCACAGCGGTCAATGAAGGTTTTTGCATACCGCTGGTCATAGCCGATTTTATAAGGCTTCAGATTGTAGTCTTTCAGCAGTTTGTAATACCAATCGGCAATTTGGGATATATCGATCTCGTTCCCATCATGAATAGTCAGCAGGCCTTCCTTTGCCCACTCGATATACTCCGCGCCGGCTTCTTTGTCGTCGCTGTCTTCCAGCTTGCTTTCCGGAATAAAATAGTGGGTGTATACATATTTGGTTTTGTCGTCTGGCCGCATCAAAAGAATCCTGGCATTGGCCAGGTCTGTAGTAGCCGCCAAGTCCACCGCGCCTAAAATAAAAGAGCCGCGGAAATCTTCTAGATCAAATGCATGCTGCGGGTAATCGTAGTCCTCCAGCATCAGCCAGCTTTGGGCATTGGATTGTGGGATGTTGAAATCCTTCGTCAGCATGTGGATGCGTGTTGCTTTGTCATGCTTGGCTGCCTCCACATCACGGCGCAGCTTTGCGATTTTTTTCACGCCGTACCGGATGGCCGGATTGGACTTTTCCCAGGATGCTTCATCCTGCCAAATCTCCTGCTCGGAATCCTGCTCATACAAAAAAGCTATGAAATGCGGGTCATCAATCTCACCGCTGATGACCCGCTTCGCGTAGCTGATTTTATGGTCCAGATAGCAGTCACGGTTGAAACCCTGCGTCGTGCAGTTGAGGAAAAGCGGTTCTTCTTTTGAAGACATGCCCCGCCAGCAGGCTTCCGCAATCTCGCTTTGCCCGTTTTCCTCCGCTATGTCGTGACTTTCGTCTAAGTATGTTTTCGAAATGTTAAATCCATCTTTGTTCTGCGTTTTGCTGCTCAGCCGAAAAACAGTGATGTTTTTCAGTCGGTTTTTGATCTCTGTCAAATTCTGCCCGGTAATGGTTTTCTTCGGGTCTAACCTGGAGCGCATCCCGCCGATCTCCGACCAGATCAGTTTCGCCTGCCGATCATCATTTGAAGCGCAACAGATGTCCGTGCCGCCTTCGCCGACGAAAAGATCACAGTTGCCATCTGCTGCAAAAAGAGAAGATTTCCCATTCTTCCTTGAGACTTCCAGCAGTCCCTCCGTGAATCGCCGCAAACCGGTATCTGCCATCTTGAAACTGTACACAGCTTCCCACCATGCCAGTTGCCATGGCATCAATTTCAAAGGCTGCATGTAATATGGCTGTTTGCTTTGCAGGCACATGGTTTCCATAAAACGGATTCTTTTGTGTGCTTCTGTGGTGTCGTAGAAAAAACGCGGGTCTTCCAGATCGGCAATCAGATTTTTTATTTGTTGCTTGATCCAGTATCCCGCCACCACCTGGCAGGTGCGGATCAGCTCCCAGTATTCTTGTAGATAAGTCATAACGAAAACTCTTCCAGCTTTTTCAAAAGTTCATCCTGGGCGGTCACTTCGACTTTGCGCAAAACGTTCACCAAGATACGCAATGCGTTCATATAACTTTGCATGCATTCCTTGTACTGCTTTGCCGCCGGCGTCGATTTTTGCAGTGCCGGATTCTGCGGGTGTGCGTGGATGAATGGCATCTTTTTCAATTCGGCCATCCGG